ACATGTTGAAAAAGCAAATCCAATTATTTTCGTTCAAGATACTGACACATCTCTTTCAACTACAGAGGCATATATTAAATTCAGTGGATCTCAAAGTTCAGCAGCAGGTGGTGGTTTTAGAACAGATGTAGAAAAGGCTATCGGATATAAAGAAGATAGTTTAGTTTTTGAAGATGGGGGTACTGAAAGAATGCGTATTGATTCATCAGGTGACGTAGGTATAGGAACTACGAATCCTTCATTATCCTATGGTGGTAAAGGGTTACAGATTCAGAATACAGATACTGCTGGATTACGCCTTACTGACACTACTGGTGCTGACTTTGATATATCCGCTAGGTCTGGTGATGTTCTTTTATATGAAGGAAATGGAAAAACTATTAGAATTGGCGTTGGTGGTAGTGAGAAGATGAGAATTCAAAATGATGGGTATGTAGGTATAGGGACTACAAGTCCGAGTGCTTTATTAGATGTAGAAGGCGAAAGCGGAACTATTTCCTCTATAGATTTATCAAATACAGATGTAGATTTACGATTGTCATCTTATACAGATTCACACGCAGAAATAAGGGTTGCTAGTGATCACGATTTACGATTTAAAACTAATGGAAATAATGAAAGGATGACTATTGGTAATGATGGAAATGTTGGAATAGGGACAAACAATCCAGATAAACTATTGGTAGTATCAGGAGATGGTGCTGAAATAGTTATTAATGATACAGATGCAACAGATAATCCAAGAATAAGACTAAGAGAAAGCGGAGCAACTAGCGGAAGTATTTATACAGATGCAAGTGAACTAATATTTGACTCAGGCACATCTGAAAAGATGCGTATTGATTCATCAGGTAACGTAGGTATAGGAACTACGAATCCAGTTTATCTCCTTGATGTACAAGCCACTAGCGATCCTTCTATTAGAGTACGTTCTTCAGGTACAGAATATTCAAATGATGCTTTAGTTAGAATACAAATTGGAGGTACAACTGCAAGTAGTTACATATTTTTTGGAGATAGTTCTGATACTGATGCTGGATCTATTAGATACCGTCATTCTGAAGATTCTCTACAGTTTCGTGTGAATGCAGCAGAAAGAATGCGTATCTCATCAACTGGTAACGTAGGTATAGGAACTACCAGCCCCGCTTCTAAATTACAAGTTGACGGAGGTGATATTGAAGTAGATGACAGAGACAGCGGATTAATATTAAGATCGCCTGACGGCACAAGATATAGAATAACAGTAGCAAATGGCGGTACATTAACAGTTACCGCGGTATAATTATAAACAGGAACAAATAAATTTGCTATCTTTGTGTTACTGATAACTAATTAAATTTAATATAATGAGTAAAAGTAAGGAACAGGTGATGTTAACCGCAGACGAGTTAACAGCTATACAGGAGCTAAACAGTAAGTTCATGCAAATAAAGGTTGCAATTGCAGACACTGTAATTCAACAGCAGCAACTTACTACAGAGATTGGTTTAGTACAAAAAGATTTTAAGGAGCAGGAACTATTGCTTGCTGAAAAATATGGGAAGAATGCTACCATCAACCTACAGGATGGTGAGGTAACTCAACCCGAAGAAAAAAAATAAAACATGGCACGGATAAGTAACACAACGGCATACCCTCAGATTGCTACCTTAGACACAGATGACTACATACTATTAACCGACAAGGATAATAAGTTAATGACAAAGTCCTGTAGCATAGGCAAGCTGCAGGAAAAGTTTGGTATAGACACACTGGTTGCCCACGTGGAGGTGACACCTACTGACATGTTATCCTTATCTACGTCAAACAAGGTTATTATACCTAGCCCTGGTGTTGATAAGGTTATAGATGTTATATCTTTAGCTGTAAACACTGTGCCAGGAACAACTGCATATAACTTTACTGACCCACTAGAGTTTGTGTCTGCGGTTGACCAAACGATTAGGGCTGCGGGGACTACAACGGGACAAGCACCAGGGCCAGCAGGAGACCCTCAGAATAAAATAGTAGACACCGCTGCTACGTTTATAACAAGCGGGGTACTGCCTGGAGATATAGCAACCTATACAATTAGCGGTGTTACAACTAACACGGTGGTGACAAACGTAATATCCGAAACACAGCTACAGGTGGCGGCAGTAAACCTTGATACTTTTCCAGTTACGTATATAATATATACCCCTGATAATACTGTGTCACTTGGAACTATTCCTGCGGTAGATATGAACACCATACATGAACGGGTATATAAACTGGTTCAGCCATCTTCAAACTACCACATGGGTGCTGGAAGTCCACTTAGGTTAAAGTGTGCATCCAATCCAACCCAGGGTAACGGTAATATGTTTGTTAATATATTTTACAGGGTACTAACAATAGGTACTTCATTTTAATCTAATACTTTGGACATAAGAAAGATATCCATAGGAGCAGACTATAAGTCTGGGGCAATGCATTATATTGCAGGGCAGGATGTCCTAGGCGGCAGCTACTGTATCCATCTGATTCAGTACGACCAGGAGGATTTTTCTTATAGGATATGGATTCGCAATAAGGACGAGGTCTTGCTATGGAAGGAGTTCAAGAAGACGATGCCTATATCCCTGGAGTACAACATAAACTTTTAATGCAATCACCATACTCATTTATTGTAAAGCCTGTAAAGGGCAGGCGCTATGACAACATAAGGGTATATGGTGATAGGGACTTAATCATCAGCGTATCTGAGGAGGATCACACGGTAGCTAATCGCTATGCAGAGGTAGTCAGCGTACCCATGGGGTACGAAGGAGAGGTATCTCCAGGGGACACCATATTGGTACACCACAATGTATTCAAGTACTATAACGATATATACGGCAGGCAGAAGAGTGGCAGGAGCTGGCTCAAGGATAACCTATTTATTGTAGACTTCGATCAGTTCTTTTTATACAAGAAGGGAGATGAGTGGAAGGCATTTGATAAGTACTGCTTTGTAAAACCAATCAAAAAGAAGGACTCTTACATTATAGGCAGCGGGGTAAAAGAAGAGCCACTACATGGAGAGTTAGTGTACCTCAACGACCAGTTAGTAGAGCTTGGTTTAGAGAAGGGGGACAACATATGCTTCGAGCCTTTCAGTGAGTACATGTTTGATATAGAGGGCCAGAAGTTGTTTAGGATGTACACCAGCAATATAACCATCAAGCTATAGTATGGATATAAGGGAACTAAAGATACAGATAATTCAAGCAGGAAAAAACTCTGTGCAGCACTTGATTCAGGTAGCCAACGAGAAGATAATAAAGATAGACCCAGAGGATGAGCTTGCGGCTGACAGACTAAAGAACGCTGCGGCTGCTAAGAAGCTTGCTATCTTTGATGCCTTCGATATACTTCAGCGTATACAGGAGGAGGAAGACAGGATCAATGGCGTGGAAAGAGAAAAAAATAACTTACCAAAAGGATTTGCAGAATCAAAGTCAAAATAGCTTATACACAAAAGTAAACGACACTATACCCTCAAGCGTTAGGAAGCTAAAGAACAGACACAAGTCCTGGGTCTATGGCTACGATGAGAAGTATGATATCGTGGTTATATCTCGTGACGGGACTATCGGAGATATATACAACATAAACAACCTAAAGGTTGCCCTACCACATACACCTAAAGACCCATACAAGAGGTCTACTGAAAAAGCGTCTCAGTACTGGGAAGCATCAGAGTACTCCAAGGAGTTAAAGAGGATATCAACAATTTTTCAGTGGCACAACATGCCCCTTAGTTTTAAGGAGAGGTGGGTGGACTACATAGAGAAAGAGTTTAATAGGAGGGACTTAGGTTACTGGTTCTATAACAATGGAGTTCCTACATATATTACAGGTTCTCATTATATGTATCTACAGTGGACTAAGATTGATGTTGGACTACCAGACTTTAGGGAGGCCAATAGGGTGTTCTATATATACTGGGAGGCTTGCAAGGCAGACAAGAGAAGCTTTGGTATATGCTACCTAAAGATTAGGAGGTCAGGGTTTTCTTACATGGGTTCTGAGGAGTGTGTAAACATGGCTACGCTTGCTAGGGATGCTCGTGTAGGTATACTGTCAAAGACAGGGTCTGATGCAAAGAAGATGTTTACAGACAAGGTTGTTCCCATATCAAACAACTACCCATTCTTCTTTAAGCCTATACAGGACGGTATGGATAAGCCTAAGACAGAGCTTGCTTACAGAGTCCCTGCGTCTAAGATTACAAAAAAGAATATGTTCCTCA